TACCAGTTAGCTCTATTTTTGCAGTTGCCTTACCATGTCGTCTATCCATGTAGTCTATAACCATCTTATCTTTTCCATTACGAGCCATATTCAAATACTGAAGAAAGATGTCACCCTCTATATCTACATCTTCAAGAGTTAAAGGCTTGTAACCTTTCTTATTTTTATTTCTCTCATTCATGTCAGTGACATACTTCTGAGCTAGTACATCTATAGCCATATCTATACGAGTATCAAAATTAAGTTTTCCTTTTGGGCGACCATTCTTATTTGCTCCAGGAATAAGATTAGCCAGACTGTTAGGGTTTGTTTGTTTTTTCCCAGAAGTCGAGTTTTTGTCGAGTTTTTTAATTGTTTTTACTTTCTTTGCCATATAAAAATTATTGCTTATTATAACTGTCTTGGCTTCTAGACTCTGTTATTTCTCCACTAATAAATTTAACCTTTGAGCCACTTTTAATATATCTTACTTGACCTGTCTCTACATCTACTACTTCTATAGCATGAGGGTGACTTGTACCATTCTGTTTATTCATCTCCCATAGACAGCCATCAGTTAGTATAAATGTTTTTTCACTATCTTTTTTCATAAATAAATTATACACCTTACTTTTACAACGACCTAATAGTTTTAATATAATGCTTCTTATGAGTCTTCTTAAATGTACCTCTGAGTTGTTTTGTTAAATGCCAGTGACACCCTCTCTCACATTCGTATATCCTTAGTCTCTGATGATCTTCACAAAATCTTTTATTACTTGCCGAAACTGCCCCTTTTTTATCGTAACACTTTTTACCATTGCAATACTCTATATCTGATGACATATATTATTTATGCTTAAACCAGGCTTTAGATAGTCTCTCATTTGCCTTAAAAATAGTAGTTACATTTCTGCCAAATTCGACCTTATCAAAATACTTAGTATACATAATGTAATTATAGATCGGCATATCGATAGTTTCTTTTAAATCTGCAAAGTATAAGCTAAATATATCTCTACATATCTTCATAACATCTACCCTAGAGCCACCTATTACCCCACAGTTTAGCATCGTACATGTTCTATTATTAAAAAAGAAACTCTGATAGATTACATTTCTAGTATTATTTGATAGCCATCTATTACTTAAAACTTCTTTCTCATCTCCTGAATAGATAACATTACTATTCATCTCCGGGAAAGGATTTTTTAATACTTCTACATCAGTACTATCTATCAAAAAACATCTTCCTATTTCTTTATGAGATCGTAAGTATTGCCAGATAGAAAGCCATCTCTGAAAGTATGGGTTAATTCCTTGTTCAGTCTTTACATGCTTAATATATTTTGTATCTTTATTATTAAAACAATTATTTAAAATGACTAGCTCTACTTTGTTTTTATTACATGAGTCTATAAGTGGAGAAAGTAAATTATAGTCTGCTTCCCAAATTCTATTTCTCTGGTTATCTACTACACCATTTAAGAAAGTTGTGATTATTACATCTTTACCATTAAAACTTTCTTTATATTTATCATAGTCTTTATATGGCTTAAACTGAGTAGAAGTAAAACTTTTATTATATTTACATTGTGTCTCTTGAATATATTTACTACGTTCTGTAAAACATACAGTAGTTTGTACTTCTTGGAATTCATCACAAGAGTGGATAAGATCCTCTGAGCCAACAACATCAGCAAACCTAAATGATGTCATGCCTAGATTATAAATTCTGTTAGATAAATCTCCATGTTCAAAACCCCACTTTTTATATTCTATATCCATACCACCAGCTACTTTTAAGACTGAGTTTTTAAAATATAACATACAACCTCTAGGGTGAGATAAGGCCTTTATTTTTTTATCCTGATATATAAGTACACTATCTTTTATTTCTCTAGTCTTAAAATCTTTAAATAGGTACATTAAATGAGGCTCATCAGACTCAATATATGGCATATACCAGTTATCTGCTATAGGATAAGTATCATCATCAAAAAGAAAAATATGCTCACAGCTCTCTAGAAGCTCTAAGCATTTATTTTTAGCAGTAGCTATACCTACATTCTTATCAAATTTAAAAGTTACTTCTTCATTTTCGCAAACACTAGCATCATCTATTATTACTATTTTTGCATTACTAGGAGAGTATTTTTTTATATATTCAAGAGTCTTCGAAAGTACCTCAGGGCGGTTTCTTGTTGTAATTCCTATTCCAATGAAATTATTTTTAATCTTCATAAAATTCTATTGCTTTTCTCTCTCTATCTGGCTGAGGGAGATTATAATTTTCTCTGTAGATACTTGGTAATTCATCTCTATGAGATGTCAGACTAGGAATAGGGTAGTAAATCTTTCTCCTAGTAGCTCTAGCCCACTGACCTATAATGTGATCTGTGGTAGCTTCGTGCTCTTCTGCATACTGAAGCATCTCCTTGATCCACTTTGTAGGCATACAGATAGCGACTTCATTAAATATCATGTCACCCTCTGCAAAATCTTTTTTATCTTTTATAGCCTGTTTTACTCTGTATGAAATTAGTCTCGAAAGATAGAAAGATATTATCCTGTCACCCACTAAAAACTTCTCTGCTTTCTTGATGAAGTCATTTGTCACTAGAGCATCATCTTGAATAACTACACCATAGTCACAGCTTAAGTCTTGTGCTTTCCAAGCTCTACTACAAGTGTCCCAGATATTATTCTTCTTATCCCAGACTACTTTTACATTCCCTAGTTTACTCTTTAAGTAAGGTATAAATTCCTTTCTTCTAGGGTGAGCCATCACAACAATAGAAAGTTTTTTATTTTCTATTCCCATAAGTTTCAGTTGTTTTGTGACACTCTTTACACAATGTACGACCATTATCTATAGCAAATCTAAGCTCTGGGTAGTCTGCAAATCTTTTTATATGATCTGCTTGAATATCTTTTTTACTTCCACACCAGATACAAGTACGATTATCTCTTATAAAAACTGACATTCTCCATAATTTATATTCCTCAGAATTTCTTATTATTTTATATAGTGGTGTCAGTCCTCCTTTCCAGTTTATCTTATGACCCTTTTTAAATTGAGACTTAACTCCTCTAGGCTCACCTTTCTTTATAGCACCTGGGTTATGCCTTAGTTTTGCCTGACGTATTTTTTCTCTTACTTCAGGACGTTTAGCTGGATTTTTGTCTCCTTTAATCATATACCTATTTTATCAAATTAGTTAATAAAAGCCAAGCTATTTTAGACTTTTTTCCTATGTTGGTTGTTACTATTTGGGTTAAAAAACTTACCCATATTCTTCTTCTCTAAGATGCCTAGATTACTTATACAGTTATTCTTTTTATTCTTATCTTTGTAGTATATGCAGTACCCGGCTGGTATCTTTCCATGATGTTTTTCCCAAACATAATGATTAGCTAGTATGCGCTTACCACAAACTGTACCTCTTAAATATCCACCTTTCCCCTCTGTAAAATTTATTCCATCTATTACCTGGAGAGATTTCATTTCTTTAGATCGTAGCTTGTAGCCACGTCTCTTAAATAGATCATATATAGTTTGCCTAGACCTACGATACTTCTTTCCAATATATTCTAGTGACCTGGGGAGACAATACATAGCATACATAGCAGCTACGACTTCATTATTTTTTCTATTTTTGTGCTTGTTATAAAGCACCTTATTTTTAACAATAGGTATTCTATGAAGACCTATCGGAGTCTTATCTAAAGGATCATCAAAATCTTCAGTCCTTGATATAGGCTTTCTCTTTACAATATGGGCAGATGACATAATCTTTTTTGTTAGTGTCAGTCTTAACTTCTTCCATATCATAAAGCTCAAAGCACTTGTAATTTATACAAGTCTCTGTCTCACAGATGGCAGGTACTTCTTCATACCTTTGTAAGTTATCGAAAGACATTTTAAAATTCTCTACCTAAAAGCTTCTTCCCCATAGGAGACCAGTCAGGTACTAGGTTTCTACTTTTACATGATGGACAAATATCGACCTTACTTGTTGCTCTATAAATAGAATACAGTAGACCTGGGATAATGAAGCATAGCCAGAGTACTAGCTCAAAGATAAAACTACCCTTAGTATATTTTTTAGATTTTCCATGATACAAACATTGAGTACAAACAATTTGATTATTCATATAAAGTTATAATTATTAAGCCCTCTAATAAAGCTCCAACTAGAGCAGAAACCAAAACAAGTGATACGAGCAAAGTTTTATTTGCTCTGTACCACTTTTTAAGCCAGTAGATATTCTTAGTCATAGTTATTTATCCCAAGTAAAACCATTTCCGAAGTGTCCCCATTTAGCAGTCTCTTCAAACTGTGGCTCTTTGAGTTTTAATATTCTAATAATGTCACTAGGAGTAAGTCTCTCTGCATCGAGAGTAATTATTTTTCCATCTACATCAGCTATAGCCATTACAGGCTCAGATACACCAATAGAGTAGGCAAGTTTTACTAGAACTTCATTAGCATTTTCACTTCTTAATAAATCTCTAGCTATCTTGTGAGCCATATAAGCACCTGAACGATCTACTTTTGTAGCATCTTTACCAGAGAAAGCTCCACCACCGATAGAAACTTGTGGACCATAATTATCTACCATAAGTTTTCTACCAGTAAGACCAGTGTCAGCATCGAAGCCACCTTGAGTCCAGTTACCAGCTGGGTTACAAAAAATTTGTAAATTTATAGCTGCTTTAGAAGTTGGAAATATAAATTTAAGCCATTCTTCTATTGCATTTCTTAAGCCCTCAGCAGAAACTTTTTGAAAACTTGCTACGATAGTACTAATATCATTATTTTCATTAAGTGTAATTTGAGTTTTACCATCATAAGAATATCCTTTGTGTATATATAAAAATCTACATAGATTACGAGCTAAATAGTATTCTTGTGGTACTAGCTCTGGGTTTCCCTTACAAGCATAGCCTATCATTATTCCTTGATCTCCGGCTCCACCAGTATCTACTCCTCTAGATATTTCTTTTGACTGCTTAACTATATTTATAGAAACTTGTTTTTTACTGTAGCCAGTAATTCTTTCTATAATTTTATAAATATCTTTATCTTCTAAAATACCATCAAAAGTAACTTCTCCCATAACTACTATCTTGCCATGACCACCTAGAGTCTCTACTGCTACTCTTGAGTTACGATCTTGCATAAGACAAAAATCTAAAATAGCATCACTTATTTGATCGCACAATTTGTCTGGGTGTTTAGGTGTTACACACTCAGCTGTTCTTAAAAAATTTCTTTTTACCATAAATAAAATATAACTTGTTACTTTGTAATATATACATTTTACTTTAAATAAAAAAATAAGTAAAGTGTATTACTACTTTACTTACTTGTGGATAACTCATTTAAAATTTTTAAAGCATTTCTTACATAAGCACACGAGTCATATCGAACTCCATGAGAATTTATACCACTACTACAGGCCCTAGTACTTCCCTGATTCCAGGTTAAAAAAATCTCTGTGTCTGTCATGCCACTATCTAGCCATTTTTTTATCATTGACAAGGTGACATACTCTGCATTTTCTTCAGTCTGTTCTTTGACAACACCAAAAACTTCTTTAGAGTAAGACTTCCAAGTTGTAGGCATATACTGATGACACCCTTTTTCGCCAGATAGTCCCGGTATCGAACAGTCTAGCGTTCCACTTGTCTCAATAAGTGCTATAGTCTTTACGAGATTTCTAGCATGATTATCTAATACAGTGGCTTGTATGTTTTCATCTAGGGCTTTCTGATTACTCTGTACTCTTTGGGGAGTTAGAGCTAGTATCACTAAGATCAGAATAGCCATTAAAAGAATGAATACAATTTTGTTTTTTACAGATTTCACAATAGTCTTGTCTACATGACTTGCATAGGCCTTTCTTTGTTTTTCTGCCCTTTCTACATTTTATACATCTCATATATTTAAGACTTCTTAATTATAACATTTATAATCTTCTCGACAAATACCAAGATAGGCTTAAAAGCTTTTTTAAATTCTTCCTTTAATTCCTTAATAGCTTCATCTCTTCTCCACAATTTAAACAAAAAAGATGATCTAATTTCTTTTATTTCTTTCTCTTCCATACTTGCAAAATCTACATCTATAATAGTCTCTGGGTATAACCACATAAGAAAGTTAGCTGCTTCTTTAATTTCTTTTTTTGTATACATAATTATTTATTGCTATTGCTAAATTTTCGACATCTCCAAACTCTCCCCAGCTCTGACAGTAACCATCTTCATTACGAACTGTAGAGCCTTGAGTATGATACCAGTCCCAGAAGCCAGGAGACTCTTCGTGATAAATTCTAAGCTGGTAAAAATTCATCTTAATAACTTTGAAACCATAACCCTCAGTAAGCAGCTTTATAGCTTTTCTATCATCTATAAAATACTTTCTTCTATTCTTTGTCATCTTCTTCTATTTTATTCTGATAAGCTAATTCACCAAAAACATCTAAAACAAATTTATTTCTTACTATAGCTGCTTCTTTCTCAGTTTTACATCTTTGATATAATAACCATTTTCTTTTACCATTACTATCTCTTTTAGATAAATATGCTACCCAGCCATCTCTCTTACAATAGAAGACACCTTTATATTTAGATGTTGTTTTCTTTTTTGTTTTTAAAGCATGTACAGCAGATATTGCCCATTCAGTTATTACTATATTTTCTTTTCTTAAATCTAAAGAGTTATGATTTCTAAAAATAAGTCTTGTCTTTGAGTTATGGTAGATACCATACAATTCTTCTTCTAAAGTAACAAGTTTATCTTCACTACTTCTTCTACAAGCATGCCCAGATGGCACAAAACACCACTTATATTTTGAGACTTTTCCAAAGTCTTCATCATCTACTATGGCATATTTTCCTTGTGTAAGTTTTATTTGTTTAGACATAAAATTATAGTAACTTTCCTTGCTGAACTTCTTGAGCAAACTCAGACTCAAAATATGGGAAGTCTTGAGCAAAGCTTCTAAATGAGATTACTTCTTCAGAGTGATCTATAACTTCATTTCTGAAAGTCTGAACTCTCTTAGGTACACTTATCTCCCCTCTCAAAAATTGTCCCCCTCTCTTTGTAATAAGCCAGTACCCAGCATCATCATTGTTTTTATCTTTAGCTATGAGACCGTGAAAGCGAAGCTTTTGAAAGTTATTATATTGAGACTTTGTAAGCTGTAAATCTTTAGCCAGGTGAAAAGAATTTTTGTTGTTAGCTTTTACAAACTCAATAGCTTTAATAAGATCACCTACGAGACCAGAAGTAAGACTATGCCAGTAAGACATCATACTCTCTCCACAGTTAGCACAGACTTCTTTATTCTGAAGCTCTGGGAAGTTGTGAAAGAGAAAAGCTTTTACATGGTTATAATCTAAGTTGTAATTTTGGCATATAGCCATTACAAAGTTGCTTATTCTAGGACTCTTATATTTGTTTTCTTTTATTTCAGCCATAAATTACTTCTCACACATTATTTTTAATTTCTCGACGTTACACTCTTCTTTTTTCTTAAATGCTTCACTAGCAGTCTCAAACTCTTCATCTACTCCTAGAAAGGAGTCTGTGACTCTCCACTTACCTTGACTTGTTTTTTGTATGATAGCCATAAATTATATTCTATAAATATGATTATGTAAGCAAATTTTATACCCTGGACAAGTAAAACATTTAGCTTTGATACAGTCATTACATCTCCAAATAATCTCTTTGTTTTCTTTTTTTATTTTCTTATTCTCAAAGTAATTATATATTTTTTCTAGTAGATTAAAAAACCAGTCCGAAGTAGTAATAATAAGACCAAGTACCATACCAACAATAAAAGCAATTAAATTAAAGTAATTCATATTATTTATTCCAGTTATGTTTAGATGCGTTCCAAGGCTCAGAGCCTCTTTCTGCAAATAGATCAAGAGCACAATTCTCATTATCTTTCTCATCAAAGATATTGTAGCCACGATCTGCACACCACTTACCATTATAATAAAGGTTAATAGCATACCTACCGACATCTAGGGTACTATTTACTAAAACTTGACCTACTGCCCCTTTCTTACATAGACCATATTTTACTAATTGCTCAGTACAATAATGGCTATTATGACTCTCAGCCCAAGCTATCTTTTTTAAGATAGGTGGAAAAGCGCGAACTTCTTTTACTATCTCTATAGGGTTTCTTTCTACATTAGCTTTGCCAAATTCTACTCCTATCTTAACCATTAAAAAAACAAAACCACAAAACAATACAAACCTTAAAAGAGATTTCAAAAAGTATTTAACTTTTATAAAGAAAACTCCTATTGATGTTCTATGCTGGTACATATCTTTCTGTCTTTCTCCATTTACATAGACTCTTACCTTTTTATTTTTGTCTACTTTCATCTCACTAATTTGTTTTTTAGTCATAATTAAAATAATAAAGCTTGTAATATATTTCTTGTAATAGCTCCTATGTAGAAGCTATCAGCTGGGTATTGACCAGAAAAACCCCAAGCCAAGAAACCAATAAAATCTATAACCAAAACTATTACCACGATCCAAACGATTACACTAAAGATACTTTTTATTTTTGCCATAATTTATTACTACTTGTTACTTGCTAATATATATATAATACACTTTACTTTTAAATAAGTAAAGTGTAAAAGTAAAGAAACTGTGCGTAACTTTCTATCTATATATGACAAGCTTTTTGTACTGCTTTTGAGGCTTCTTGTTGAGTTTTAAACATTCCAATATAAATATTTCTGCCTTTTATATGAGCTTGTGCTTGCCATCTATTATTCCTTGATTTTGTAACTCCATAATAGATAGAAGATGTTTTTGTTTTATCAATTTTATGTATAGAATTTTCTCGATTAGTTACCCACTCTAGATTAGATATATTATTATTCTTTCTATTTTTATCTTTATGGTTTATTTGTGGCTTATTAAATTTATTTTCAATAAAATTTAGACCTACAAGTCTATGAACAAAATAACCTTTTCTTATACCATTTTTATCTGTAAGCATAACTTTTAAATACCCTTTATAGTTTGGTATCATTGATGGAAAACTCTCTTTTAAAATTTTATATCCACCATTAGGCATCTTAACTTTTCTATCTAGTGCTAAAACAATACCGGTATCACTAATTTTATAAAGGCCCTCAAAGCCTTTTATGTTTTTGTATATCATAAGTATAGTATACATTCATTATTTAATTTTATCCAGTAATTGCCATTGAACTTGTTGAGCTACTTTTGCCATCATTATGCTAGGTACAGACATGCCTAGAACATACTTAATAAACTGATAGGAATTTTTAATAAAATTGTAGTCCTGGGGAAAAGTTTGAATAGCTATTAGATCATTACTAGAAACTGTATAAGGCTCATCTTCTAAATAGTAAGCACTACCACTTATGATAGTACAAGGTACTTGCTCATTATGTAAAATGTTTTCTCCAAAGAAACTTTTGCTATTGTATAGTCTCATAGCTACCTGCTTTAAAGATGTATCTGTTTTTATTCGATGTGCCCACATCATACCCATTTTTGTTTTCAAGTTGATAGGGTTTCTTAGACCTTTGTCTGTTCTTATATCTTTAAAATAAATAGGCTTCTCATTAAATTCTAGAGTCATTTTAGGTAGCTTTAAATCTTTTCTCCTGGCTATAAAGAAAACTCTCTCTCTTCGTTGTGGTACTCCCATATTTGAGCCATTGAGTAAGAAGAGCTGAGCTTCATATCCAGCCTTTTCAAAAGCTTCATTGATAGCTATTACATATCTCTGAGCATTACCGGCAATAAGACCTTTGACATTCTCTGCTATTACGATCTTAGGCTGAAGTCTTTTTGCTAAATCTATAAAATCAAAAAAGAGATCATCTAGAGTCTGCTCTACTTGCCCCTCTCTAAACTTCTTTTTTTCTCCCCAGGCTTTCTCTCTTTTGCCTGACAAAGAAAATGTAGAGCAAGGTGGAGAGCCATCTAGAATATCTAAATTAAACATCTCTTCTGGTAAATCTTTTTCTTTTACTAGACTTCTTATGTCCATAAGATGATAATACTTAGGGTGATGATTTTCTTGATATATCTCTGCCATTTGTTTATCAATATCATTAGCTCCGATTACATCATACCCGGCTAACTTGTAGCCAAAAGAAGAGCCACCCCCACAAGCAAAACAAGAATAGACTTTAAAGCCATTCTTGTTTGTTGGTATTTCTTTTTTGTACCAGATAGGTTTCATATTATTTAGTGCCAAAAGTAAAACCACATTTAGGGCATGTATGCTTCATCTTAGTTTCACCTTTCATACTTCCCATATCGATCTCTTTTGTTTTTGGTGGAGTCCATTCAATAGCTTCTAGATTATAACCCTCTAGGTGTATGTAAGATAAGTCTATCTCATTCATATCGAGAGTAAATTCTCCTACAGAGTCATGAGTTATTTTTCTATACTGAGATGAGATAGCTAGGGTTAAGCGCTTAGCTTCTTTCTTATTAGCTGCTTCTAGTGGCAAATAAGGTATATCTGGTATCTCATACCCCTCATATTCAAGCATTTCTAGGGCTAGGAGACGACTTGAGCCATCAGCTATGTATTTACCCTCAAGCCATATAAATAGTGGAATAGTGAAGCCTATAGAGAGAATTGAGTCCTTTAAGTCTCCTATATTACTATCTTTATCGTCTTTTAGCTTATTTCTCTCAAAATTCTTTTTTAAATCTTTCCATGCTATTAGTGGTAGCTTACCCTTGTTTATTACTTTAAATGTTTTCATATATCTATAGTTTAGCAAATTTTTCTTTATAATATAAGTACTTAGCTTCTAACTCTTCTTCAGTAAACTTTCTGGGCCTTTCTTTCATTCTTCGCATCTCTTCTACTTCTTCTAGTCCATATTTCTTTACTGCCCAGATTAGATAATTTTTTGCAGAGTCATCAGCATTGAGTCTATTTCCATTATTACTCTGTGGGGCAAAATTCTTTTCATAGTACCAAAGCTCATTACCACCTGAAGACTTACATCTCTCTGTATTATGGAATAGATGACCGCAGTCAGTATCTTGCCAGTACTCTACCTTTCCATCGCAAGTCATCACCATACCAGTCACAGGATCAGCATAACTCTTTCTAATATACTTTGAGAACATTACCCAGAGCTTAGTCTTAAGAGTTTTCATTCTATCAGCTTTCGGCTTAACTCTCCCTAGTGATCTAAGCTGCTTTAATTGTTCTCTCTTCTTTAGCTGTCTCTCTCTCTTTTGTTTTTGCTTCTCTAAAAACTCTTCATAAGTTAATCTTTTAAAACCTGTATTCTTCATTGTTTTATAATGATACTGATAGGAGTACCATCAAGTGCTTTTAATATAGATACTTTCTCTTTCGACTTTAAAGAGATAGTTACTGACTCACCATTGTTTTCTAAATTTACATCAAAGTGACAACCCATTCTCATAGCTAAAATTACATCAGGTATCATCAATTTTTCTCTAACTTTATCCATCAAATTTATAGCTTCATTATTAGATGTATCTATATCTTCAGTTTTAAAAAATACTTCCATAAATATATTATACTACTTTTTCTTAATAATGTGATCTTGCTTTCCACAGTGCTCACACTCTAGGTAATAACTATCATAATCTTTTCTGAAGCCATCAGACCTATTATTAAACTCCTGGTAAAATTCTTCTACAGAGAGTCTTTTGTACTGATCCATTGACCTTAAGAACTTTGGTATTACCATTACAAACTTGTGCTCTCCCTTTGTAAATTTGCAAAATCTTTTCTTCTTAAAAGAGAAAGCTATATGAGTCCTTTCTATATTTTGTCTTTTGATTATATCTAGTGTTTTCATATAATTTTTTTTACTCTTACATCTTCCATTAAAAAAGTATCATAACCATAAAATCTAGCAGCTCCGAGTCTTTTCCATTCTCTAACTTGCTCTCTAGCATTTTTATAACTATCGAAAGCTACATATCCACCATGAACAGACTTAATAGGCTGTAGAGTATCTTCTATCTTTATCATTAAAATATATATTTCCATAATTATTTTATATCATCTAGTCTGCGACCACTTAAGATGTGAGTATTATTTCTAAGTACCCAGCCAAATATCCTATCAAATTCTATTCTAAGCTCTTCTATCTTTCCAAACCTTTTTATATTTCCACACATATCTAAAACAGAGCAGTAGGTTTTACCATCTGCAATTCTTATTCCTCTACCTATCATTTGCATATATAGAGTTAAAGACATAGTAGGACGAGCTAAAATTATTGTATCTAGATCAGGATAATCAAAGCCCTCTACTAGAATACCGACATTAAAAATAGTCTTTATATTTCCATTCTTAAAATCTTTTATTATTTGCTCTCTCTCTTTCTTTTCTGTAAGAGCATGAACATAGGCAGAGAAAGGAGTTATAGAAGCTAACTGACGAGCTTCAGATACAGACTGAACGAAGACTAGGCAAGATGTTCTACCTTTCTCGAAAGCTTGTTTTAAAATTCCCGGTATTTTTTCTATTATTTTATTTCTAGAGATAGCTTCTTTCAATGAAGCTTCTGAGTACTCTGCCCCTGTAGAGTTTAGTTTTAGGAAAGAGCCATCGAACTGCATCTCTATATAATTGATAGGGCATAGAAAGCCCTCATCATACATCTGACCTATCTGGGTAATATGCAAAAACTTATTAAAAAATCTAGGTGTCTCTCTATTAAGCAAATTTATCTTTGAAAACTTTTTACCCTTACACCAAGGATCATTATAAGTTTTGAGTCTGAAAGGTGTAGCTGTAAGACCTAGAACTTTTACATACATCTTAGAAAGAAAGTCTACATACATCGAAGTCTTTTTAGGTGGTACTTTATGGCACTCATCTATAATAATATAATCTACATCTGCAAACTCTTCAGCTCTATTTACTACAGAGCCTATCATAGCAAAGGTAACTCTTCTTATATCTTTAACTCCGACTGAAGCAGAGAATATACCGGCTTGTTCTAGCTCTGGGTGTCCTTTAATTGCGTTCTCATACTTCTTGTAATTCTGCTCTAGCAATTCTTTTGATGGTTGAAGTATCAGAACTTTACCTCGAAGTTGTTTTACAATAAAAGCTATTATTAAAGACTTTCCACTTCCAGTTGGGAGTACTAATAAAGGTTTTGTTCTATCACTTGATCTAAAAAAATCAATTCCTTTATTTACAGCTTCTTCTTGGTATTTTCTTAATTTATATTCCATGTTTTTTTAAATAAATAATTGCATTTTTAAAGATTTCTATATCTTCTTTCAACATTCCTAGTGCTCTATTACATGAGTGGCAAAGTAAACCTCTTACTTTATTAGTTTTGTGGCAGTGATCTATACAAAGTAAATCTTTCTTTGTTTTATAATGTTTATTTTTGCTTCCACATATAGCACAAACATTATTCTGTATTCTCAAAAATTCATTATATTCTTCTAGAGTAATACCATAGGTATGTTTTAAAATAGATTTCTTTTTAATTAAAGCAAATTTTGCTTTATTATTTTCTACCCATTTTTTTTGCATAGCTATGGCATGTGCTCTAAATATAGGATCATTTTTTCTTTTGTCCCTAGCTTTTTTATTTATCTCATCACGATGTTTTTCATTGTAACGTTTTGCATTTTGTCTTAATCTTTCACTTGTTATCATAATCTTTATTATACTATAGAAAGATTATTATAACTACTACTTTTTATACTTAACTGCTTTTTGCTCTAGCTTTTGAGACTTGACTATTGTCTTATCTAGATCAATTACTTTATTCATTAAAGCTCTTGGCTCCATCTTCATATAGGCAGCTATCTGCTTCATCTGAAGAAAGAGAAGAGTCATTGTTTGCTCTTTGTTAGCATTTATCAAAGATACTTTTACCTTTGTGCCACCTTTTACTAGCTTAGCTTTTATTGTTGGTTTTCTAAAAAATATCATAGATAAAAAATTATTTTTTATAAACAGGAGTAAGTACAGCTCTGTAGTTTGTAAGTCTATACTTTTGATCGTTTAGTGGCTCGATAACTGTATCTAGAACTCTGAAGAGAAGAGAAGTATCGCCATCTTTATACTTGATTTCTTCTGACTGAGTTACAAACTCTATGTCATAACATTCAGCCTTAAGCTTATTCATCTCTTCTTTTGTTTTCTTAATTCTACTATCTAATTCTTTGATAGTTTTCTTATCCATATCAGGAAACATTGTAGGGTGATTTCCAAGCTCATCTATATCTTTTTCAAGACGATCTAAAGTATTTGTGAAAGGAGTCTCATCGAAGACTAGCTTTATAGAATAGTCATGGTGAGTATCTGGGAGAATAGCATGGACTAGCATCTTAACTTTCCAGCGCCAGTCATTCTTCATTTTGATTTCACTAATAGAGAACTTAGCTGAGATAGATATATCTTCAGTAATATCTAGTAGCTCTTTTGCCTTACCCTTTTTAATCTCTAATTTCTTTTTTGTTGCCATAATATTTTTTTGATAGTGTACCTTTTCCCTCGCCTAACTATATTAGCCTGTAGGGCATCTACTCAGCTAAACAATAATGTGAATACGTCTACATTAAGAGTTAGGCTAAGGCAAGAGATACACTATACTTAAATTAAATTATCTCTCTCTTATAATGACGGTTTTTAACACGTTCGTACAGCTCTAGAAAAACCTGTCTTTGAGCTGAGTGCCTATCTTTCTCTTTCTCTAGCTTTTTAAAATGCTCTGAGTCTGGGAAAATAAAAGCTTCATCATCAAAACAAACTTCTTCTACCATCTTAAGAAAATCATTTAAGTCTTTAACTCTCTCAAAAGATGTCATAGAGTTTACTTCTTCAGTCTGGTGACCAGTATGATCATATTTAAGAAAACCTACAGCTCTCTTAATATCTTCAGTACCTTTTGCTAGATCATCAGAGCTTATTCCCTCAGTCCATATATCATACTTTTGTCTTGTATAGTATGGTACGACTGCCCCTCTGAAAAATCTTTGCATATTCTCAAGCTCTCCATCTTTTAGCTTGAGTACATCTTCGACTGTATAATACTTAGTAGCATCTTTTTCTTGAAGTCTCTCTTGTTGTCTCTGAAGAAAGACTATTATTTCAGCTCTCTTCATTCTTAAGATTTCTTCAGCTAGAACATTTATATTAGTATCTCTATCTAGGTAGAAGAGTGATTTTGTTTGATTTTTTGTTATCATAACTATTTTTTCTCAGCTAAAACTTTTTCTACATCTTCTACACCAGCCTTAAGACATTCAATGAAGTCTTTTAAGTCTGTTTTTACTTCGATATTCAAAGTAAAATTAAGTGATACTCCACCTTTTTGATATTCGAACGTTCTATTTGTAACCTGCTTCTTAGCTATAGGTTGATTACTTTTGTTTGCCATAGGTTTTTAAAAATTAAATTATTAAAATGGTATATCTTCGTTATTGATATCTTCTTCTGGGTACTCAATAGTATCTATATCATCAGTATTTTCTATACCATTATCTCTAGTATTCTCGACCTTTGAACTACCGGCATTACCGGTAATACTTTGAGTTTTATTTGAGCCAAACTGAACAGTTACAGCTAGAACTTCAGTACGATACATTTTCTTTTGAGTGGCTTGATCTTCCCAGCTTCGAGTCTGAAGCTTACCCTCTACATAAATCTGACTTCCTTTCTTCATGTAGGTAGCTACGTTCTCAGCTGTTCTACCCCAAACTACTACATTATGAAACTCTACCTTTTCTATCTTCTTGCCACTCTTGTCTTTGTAGACTTCATTAGTAGCCATTGAGAAAGTACAAACTTTCTCGCCTGATGGAATTGCCTTTAGCTCAGGATCGCGAGTAAGGTTTCCTATTAAGATTACTTTGTTTATATACATATATTTTAAAAGTTATTTGGTAATATAATATCTCTCCACTCTAGCCAGTCTCTTCTAAATCTTTCAAGCTCAAACTCTGCTTCTTTTAAAGCTTCCTGCATTTCTATGTCACTTCGGTTTACTTCTACTATATCTATCTTCTGCTCTTCATCAATAAATCTAGCATCATAGACTACAAAGTATAGCTTCTGAAGTTTCTCATTTACTAAGAAGTAGTTTACTACTTGCCACTTGTAGTCAGCTGGTACTCCTAAAAATGGGTTTTTAGAGCTAGGCTTAAAAGTACTTACAGGGTTATTTTTTGTTATAGCACTATAAGAGCCAAGACCTAGCCTCTCCATTCCTATCTTGTTTGTCATCTTATAAAAGATAGCTGTCTTACTATCTGGTGACTTAACTTCTACTGCTTCAGTATAGTCTCCATTCTCATCAGCTATCAAAGCATCAGGAGAACATTTTAGCCAGGAGAGTTTATCATGAATACAGATACCTACTTTCTCAATAGTCTTACCTGTCTTCTCTTCGAACTTCTTAAGCGCAAAAGCTTCTTCATAAGTGCCACGTTCCATCTCTGGTGTAGCTCTTGTCATCTTAGCTGCTTCAGTACCCTCTTCAGCTATCAATTCAGCTATGAGCTGAACTCTAGCTAACTCAGTACCAAAAACATCTTCACACTTTGAGCCAGTAACACAACAAAGTCTTTCTTTGTACCAGGCTTCACTACCTTGCTCTAAATCTTTAAGTACTATCATAATTATTTATTGAACTTAGCTTTTAATTCATCTTTGACACCTACGACTTCGGCATCTATTTGAGCTGACCTAGGGAAAGATTTAAATGTCTTTGCTAACTCATCTAGACTTTTAGCTGCTTTGAGCTTAGCTATATAATTAGCTGTATCTACATTTATGTGAGGTACAAAATCTCTGACTCTTAGAGCATCTTGTGTTTTACCAAAAGCTTTTACAGGAGTAGCAAAGACTTGAATTTGTTTACCTATCCAGTTATCTGGGTGAGTACCATAGAGAGAAGAGATTACATTACCATTAGTGATATTCATTATCATTTTTGGTACATTCTCTTTGAAGTAAAGTACCTGCTTAACTTTCTCACCGTCAGCAGTCTTAACTTTTTCTTCTCCCTCGAACTTTGTAATAGTCAATAACATCTCTTCTCCTGGCTCTAGGTTGTGAGAGCCTAGATAATTTTTATCTATAAAATTTTTCCAGTGACGATTAAAACCTTTCTCCACTTTTTTTATTATTTTTGCCATAATTTTTTAACTTGTTACCTTTTTAATAATAATATTATATCTTCTTTTTCATGTAACTACCAGGCTTCATCTGAGTGTTAAGGTACTCCACTAGATGTCTGCCTTGTACTACGTATCTAGGTTTTTTCAAGCCACCTAGATTAAGGGCTTTCATTCTACCCTCTCTAATAAAACGAAGTAGCATTTGTTTTTTTGTATCAGTATTACTTGCTGACATTATTCCCAAATCTACAATTTCATTAGGAGTATAAAACTTTTCTATATCTATCTGTATTTTTTTATTCATAACTTTTAAATTATCTATCATCATTAGTTGAGCCACTAAAATCATCTGGCTCGTGACTTTGACATATACACTTTTCAGAGCCGACCCCACTCTGCCAGTGCCCATCACTATCTCTCTCATCTGTACTTACTTCTCCACTTCCGCGACAGTAAGCACAAACTTCTTCTACAAAACACTCAAGCTTACATTTAGAACAAACATAAATGTTTATCAAATTGTGATGATCTTTCTCATCTAGCTTTGAGTCCTCGATGACATCTTTTTTACAGCACACCGATATTAAAATTGTCTCGTCCATAATTTATTACTTGTTACTTGGTAATACTTATATGATACACTTTACTCATATAAAAGTAAAGTGTAAACTGTTAATAACTTTTCCATTAAAAAAAGCTCATATTTCAGAGCTTTTTTTGCAATTAGTTTGCAAGAGCTTGTAAATTTCTTGCTACTGAGTAGTCTTCTACTTCATCTATAGAAACTTTAATTTGTTTCTTGTAGGTGGAGTCATTTAATTGAAGCAGCTCTACTTCGTAGTTTTTTGATGATCTCTTCAGACTCTCAAAAAGTAAGTAGGGCATATTCAATTCCCAAAGATCGTTTTTGTGTAGTACTATCATATACCCTCCATTTTTAAATTCAATTTAATTATATTCTTTTAAAATCTACAAAGCAAAAGCCACCCCGTTTGCAAGGTGGCTTCTGCGAGATACTTTCTTTTGCAAACTAAAAATAGTTAGAAGAGAAAAGTAACAAGTAGTGAAATGTGATTATGGGGCACTTAGATCACCGATATTATTATAGCTGTTTTATTTCTGCTTATCAATAGCTAAAGCTGTGTAACTGTTTTCTTTTTAAATTCTGTTTGTACTTGTGGCACTAAATTATCTATCCACTGTTTTCTTAACTTACCGGCAGAGAGAATATTTTTTGCCCAAAACTCATTAGGCTCAAAATGTCTGAGTGGACCTCCTGGAAGTTGTACATCTCCACCATGTACCCACATAATCATGAAACGAATTTGATCTACTGAAGCTTTTTCTATCTCTCTTAATTTTCTGAAGTCATCAGCCCATTCAGATATTTTTACTTTCTTATTTTCAAAATGAGGGAAGTTATAAATTATCTTCGAGAGTAGAAGCTCAGCTAGGAGAGTATCATCTTCAGTAACTTTGCTAACTGCTTTTTTTATTGGTTTATCTTTTTTACTATGAGATTTTAAAATGACAGGTTTGTTTGTAAATTTCTTTAAAGCTTCTGAGCCTACATCTAGAGTTTCATCTGGTAAGTCTTGAATATCATTTAAACTAAATTTTTTAGATATAAAAATCTTTCTTCTCCCTTTCTCCTGGATAATATATAAATGCTCTTCTTTAGTGAGTCCATTAAGCCATCTTTGAATAGTCCTCTTTTCGACATCATACAGCTCAGCAAAGTATTCATTCCCGGCAAAACAATAACCATGCTTCGAGCAGAGAGCTGTTACTTCTCCAAATAAAAGCTTAGCTCCATCTACTATCTTTTTTGAGTAGCGAACATCAGCCGGGATAACTGCATAAAATGCAGGTTGTAATTTTAAATCTTCTTTAAGCATGAAGTTGTTTTTTATTACCTGGTAACAAGACCTTTGATTTTATTTCTCCGGTGATCTTCTCAAGATGAGATGAGATACCTAAGCTACCTTGATTATCATGCCACTCACCAGATTTTAAAAACTGACCCTTTCTATGTCTTGCTTTCTGATCTGTTTGGAAAGCATAATCTTCATAGCTCTGAATTGTCGCTATAGATTTTTTATTTATCCTAGCGCCATTAGGCATACGTATCATCTCACCACCAGCATCTATTAAAGTCTGAACTTCATCAGGTGACTTTCCTTTGATAATATAAATATCACCGCCGAAAGTTGTTATTAAAGACTGACTTACTTTTTTATTTTCCATAATTTTTTAACTTGTTACCTAGTAATGAAACTATTATACTCCACTTCTAAAAAATATGTAAATATGTGGAAACTGTGCGTATCTTTTTTAAAGAAAAAGTAGACGGTTTTTAACCGGCTACATTCTTTTTATATATGTAATAATATATGTATTACTATGGGTGACAAAAATGTCACCCCCCCATGACAAATTTGTCACCCCCCTACGACAAAAATGTCACCCCTGTTACACATGAAACGAAGCTCTAAAATGCTCTAGGAAGCACGAAAATAGGAAAGTAGGACAACGTCTCATAATACCAAAATAAGCCCATCTGGGCTTATCCTGGCTTCACAGGTAATGAATTTAGATTACTTCCCGAAGCCTGTTACTATAGTTTTATCTGTTTCAGGTGAAACTACCGGTGTAGAGTCTCCTTTGTACCCAAAATAGAAGCCTAGTACAAAATTCAAAGCTACCCCAAAAGCCGACAAAATTATTTTAGATGCTTCTCCAAAAGTACCAGTAACTACAGACCAGATACCAGCTACGAGTGATAGAATACCTAAAATCATAACTATATAAAGCAATACCAATTTTGATGCTGAAGATGTTATATTTTTCATATATTTTTAAAAATTAAATTTAATCTCGACCAAATTATTTAAAATAATAATCTGCTTCTCTCTGTCTTCTATCTACTAATACCGGCAAGACCTTACCACCGGCATATACATACTTTTTAAAATCTTCTTTAGATATTGTACCATTATTTATCTTTGATTTCAGTCCATTTATATTTCCTAGATTATAACAGAAAGAACATAGAGCATCGTACTGATTTTGCGTAAGAGTAACTGTAATAGCTTTTCTTACAATATCCTCATAAGTTTTTAAAGAAGTAACTAATAAATCTTCTGCTTGGGCCTGTGTAATAGGTAGTGTATCTGCTGTAACTTCTACCCCATTGATATATCTATTTCCATATCCGATAGTCCAGTAGCCTACTTGATCTCTATAAGGGTGAAGTATACAGCCCTCGAAACTTTTAATCATGTTTATACCAGCCTGGCTTATCGTTATTTTAATTTTTTTTTTAGCTCTTCTATCTTTAATAGAGTATTTTTTCCAGCAATTCCATCTACTACAAGTGAGTTAGATTTTTGAAAAGCTTTTACAGATGCTAGAGTAATTTTTCCAAAGATACCATCTACTACTCCCTTAAAATACCCTAGAGTTTTTAAATCATTCTGTAATTTTTTTACAGACTCCCCTCTCATTCCATATTTCACAGTAGTATATGTAGAGACTGAAGTAGCTTTTTTAATAGTAACTATCGGCTTTAAAGAAAAATTTATTTTCTTTTTGAGTGGTTTTATAAAAGGATCATAACTATCATAATAAAAATCATTTGCAATAAGCTCAATAGCGTGAGTAGCTGGTACTGGAATAGCTGCTTGAAGTGGGGCTTTTTTAAGAGCTTCTTTTATAAGGCCTGTAGTATCTACATCTAGAGTTATCCACTCATAAGCAAACTCTAGAATATCTAAAACTTTTTTAGCTTTAGTCTTCATCTCTTCTGTTATTTTTGTTTTGTCGTGGTACTCTTCCCACTTCTTAAATGAAGGATCAAAAGGCAAATCTTTTTCTGGTAGTAAACCATCTCTACGAATACTATCCCAGACATTCTGTGGATAGTTACCTTGTTTAGTTGTACCTGACATTATCGCGGTAAAGCGATCTGAAGCATTGAACTGCCCATCAATAAAGAAGCCTAAATCTTTTAGAGTTTGAATTTGTTGATCTGTTATATTCTTTTTTGCTATGTGATAATTTACCCAAGTCTCTATTGTATTGAGAGCTGAGAAAGTAGCACAGCTTAGAGTATCGAAAACAAACATATTAGCCTGTAATTCTCCTACAGGAGCATACTCACGCCAGTCTCCATCTGGTATTAAATCAGGTGTTACTAAAGGAGAAGCACCGACAATATAGTCAGTGGGTTTTAATTTAAACAAGAAGCCTGTTTGTTTGATATATTTTTCCATAATTTTTTAGTTACTTTTTAATAATAAAATCTACACTTTTCCACGAGTCGATTTCGTTTCTGAGTGGGTTTACTTCATATTTTACACTTCCCTCTAAATGATACAAGCCCTCATCTGTATATTCTGGTATATGTAGATCGGCTACCTTTGTAGTATGACAGCCAGTAGGTAAGTTATTTGTAAACTCTGTATAAGATGTTCTAGTACTATTTACTAAAGACCTATATACAGTACCAGGAATACTTTTATATTTGCAGTAAGAAAGAGTATAAATAATAGAGTCTCCTGGATAGTAGACTTCCTTATCTACAGTAACTACTCCTTTAAATTCCATTACTTTAACCGGGTAAAAATACAAAAACCCAAGAAGAACAGAGCCAAGCATAATTATAGTCATACAGACATAAAAGTATAAATGCTTAATGTTCTTCTTAAGGTTTGTATAGTCTTTCTTCTTTTTTAAATCTTCGTTTTTCATTTTACAAAATGACCTAAATAATCAGCAAAAACTTTTGTTAGAACCCCTATAAAAGCTAGAGCAATGAGACCTAAGAAAGTGTTTACAATAGTTTCTGTTCTCTTGTTTGCATACCACTTGTCTGATTTTTCTCTTTCTTGCTCTAGTTTTTTATTTAAAAATAATTCTTGTTCTGGTTGCATAGAAAATTAGAAATATGTTGTTATTATAACTTCTCCTCTTGCTCCTGCTCCTGAAGTTCCACCTTGTCCAGCTCCACCACCACCACCAGAACGTATATTACCAGGGCCTCCATTTTGTAGACCACCAGAAAATTGTGATGTTCCTCCTCCACCTGCAAATAATGAAGTACCTACTGTTGATCCACCAGCACCACCACCACCACCACCATAAAAGGCAGCTGGAGCACCCTGACCATTACTTCCTGAATATGCTCCACCAGTTCCTCCTTTATATTGAGAAATATAACCTACTACTTCACCACCAGCTCCACCAGCTGCCGATGAAGAAGTTCTTAATCCTTTACCTCCACCAGTTACAGTTATTTTACTACCAAAAGTTGAAGCTCCTCCATCATTTCCATCTGACCCAGCAGTACCACCAGCTACTCCTACTCCACCTTGTCCAACACCAATAGTTTCAGTTGCTCCTACTTCAGAAGCTTCATACCATTTTTCAAAATATCCTCCACCTCCACCCCCAGTACCATAAGGGTTAGTCGAGCTTCCACCGGCACCACCTGAGCCACCTCCAGACCATAGTTGTACAAATACTTTTTTTGCTCCTACCGGTTTTGTATATGTACCATTGACTGTAAATGATTGACTTATACAACCTAAGCCAAGTTGTCCTGTATAGCCTTGTAAAGTTTTAAAATATAAATCTACTCCGGCAAGTGTAAGCCACCCATCAGTTGCATTTTTGTATTTAACTATTCCATTAGCATAACCACCAGCAGAGTTACCCCCTAAATTTGGGTGATTAGCTGTATCTGAAGTAGAACATGTAACTACTATCCAATAAGGTTTTGTTTTATCGAGTGTAGTATATTCAGCTGAAAATTCAGCTGTAAATTCTCCTACAGCAAAAGCATTGTAAACAGCATTTGATAAAGTTATTGAAACTAAATCTACTTCAGATGGATTACCAGAAGAGTCAGCCTGAAGAGATATTTTAACTGTACCTGTAAATGTTCCTGTGTTTGCTGACTTATAAAGTCTTACTCCTCTTATTTTTGTTTTTGTTGGTATAAAAGATTGTACTAAAAGGTTTTTCTTTGTAGTAGCATTTGCTTCCCCTACTTCTACAGTAGTATTTTGGGTTGTCTGAATTTGATCTGTATCTCCTGTGTAAACTGAGTCAGATGACAAATAAGGAAGTCCACCACCTAAATTTATATTGATAGCATCAGGGTTAATATCACAAGCAGGAGAAAAAGAAATTTTAGAAAGTAACTGAGCTATCATTGAGTTTGTTACTGAAGTAGCTCCATTAGGTACAGTGATATTTGCTAGTCTCACAAAAGTATATCCAGCTCCGATAATAGTATTTATTGCTCCATCACTAAGAGCTACTGCTCCTGTACCAGTAATATATTGTGCTGTAACTATATTTGTCTTTAGAGTATTTGGATCAGAGACAATATCTATTTTTACAATAACAGCATCTACTCTGTTTGTGCCTAGAGCATTAGCTGGAGTTACCAAAGACTCACCAGTTGTCTCACAGATAATTTTCCAGTCTTGCCCACCTTTAGAAAAGGGTACAAGAATTTTACCTGCTTTAATTTGTACTCCCATATTTGGTACTGCATTTTCAGCTACATCGAAAGTACGGACTCCTGCCTGAGTAGCAAAATAACCAGATGTCATTATCAAGTCTTGTAGCCAAGAAAATTCTTTGGCTGTGTACTGTGCTTGTGTACTATCTATTATTGTTGCTTTAATCATATATTTTTTTATTTAGTTTCTATTAAATTTATAGACCTTTGTAAACTTTTAATACTATCTGTGATGTCTTTGGGAAGCTTGTTTATTTTTATAGATATTTGCTTCTCGCTATTTACAATTTTAACACTTTTGTCTAGAATTTGGAAGTTTCCATTTATCGATATAAGCTTATTCTGTATATTTATATTTACAGTATCACCAATATCAAAATCATCTTCTTGGTAAGGAGTAATTACTATTGTAGGAGTATATAAAGTATCTGAAAGTATTGACTGTGTTTGTTTATCAAGCATAGAAGCATTGTTTGCTTCAGAAAAAGTTGTAAATTTTTCTATTACTCCATACTTTGTAATAAGAGTAGCATCATCTTGCTGAGAAATTACTGGATCATTCTTTCCCCAAGAACGACTGACAAGGTTATCCCCATCATCTTCTACATCAAAATTTAGAATAGTAGCTAATTGTGGCTGAAGAACATTATACTTAAAGCTGACTTCACTTGATCTATCTACTCCTATTGATGTTTTAAAAATAAGTTTTCCTGCATTGTCTACTTTAAATTGTGCTTGACAAACTTCTGCTATGGCCTGTACTACAGAAAACATATCTTGCTGATTAAAAGTCATATTTATGTTTGCAAAAGCATCAGTATCTCCAAGAGTAATACCTGTATTATCTATTATATTCATAGCTGTAATTAAATTACCCAAAAGAGTTATAGGGTTTCCATTATTTACTGAGTGATCTACAGTAAGTCTTTTTGCTAAAATTCCAATAGTCTCTTTGCATTGTATTGTAACTGTATTAAAAGTAACTCTCTTTTTTATAATATAGCCAGACCATTCAAAGTGATCATCATGAGTTATTTCTATACGATTATAATTTCTAGTATTTGCTTCAGTAACTTTTTGGTTTGTAAGCTCTAAAGTAAAAGAAGCTTCTCCTATTTGTCCGAGTGTTTTTCTATAACTTAAACTAGAATACTCACCTACATTGAAAGTAGTGAGTGGGTTGTGATTTTTGTCATAGATTTTTACCTGTATCATAATTTATATTATTGTAGACCTATGCTGAGTTTCTATTACAGCAGTAGGCTCTACTAGAGATGATAATGGTGTCTCGTCTGATAGATATACAATTTCATTGTCTCCTGGTACTAAACGAATATACTCACTTGTAAGACTTATGAGACCACTTTTATCTACACCATCTTGATCTACTACAGTACCAAGTTTAGAGTCTATTACTAAATACTTTGTAGAATTTGTAAGAGTCATATTCACTGTAAAGAATTTACCAGTTGTTTTGTTATAGATAGTAGGGTTTGTTACTCCACCAGCTTCTCCATAGACTGTAATTATTGTATTAGATACTACTGCCCCATTATTATCTACAATGAAAGACTTATCATAAGCAATATCAAACATAGCTGGTACTAAAGTAGGTAACATTAAAGCTCCCTGCTTCCAGCCACGAGTAGAAGTATGTAGAGAAATTTCCTGACTTTCTATTTCTGGGTTTTTACATTTAAGAGCAAAAGAAAAATCTAGTTTATAAGACTGCTTCATATTTCTATCAAACTTAGGCTGACTATAAAGCTTACCTTGTATCTGCCAGTTATCTCCACTAGCATCAGTCCAGGTAACTAATACAGAGCCATCATTCCCCACCATCGGAGTAGGTGGGAGAGATAATACTCTAAGCATTTGTTTTTTAAGAGTTTCTACTTCGTTGCCATCTACTCCTACAATTACACCAGAGAAAGACATAAGTCTTTTACCATAGAAAGAGAAGAAGTCCCAGATACCATGCTGACCCTCTTTTTGAATTTCAGCATTTTTTATGTCTACTTCCATACCAGGATATTCTTGTAGAGCTATAAAGTTATTTGGATCAGTAACAAAGTCATTCAAATAAAAGAATTGTCCTGTCTGCAAACTTGTGATTTTAAATTTATATCCTATCATATATTTTAATTATACTATTTATGTGATAAACTCCAAGCCAAATCTTTTGCTAATTGTGATGAGTCTGTATTTCCTTGAATAGTTGCATTGACAGTGATAGGGGCATTTACAGTTTTATTATTTGTATTTGAGATAGAAGAGCCTGGTGTAGTTTGTTGTGGAGTAGATATTTGTGTAGAAGATAATGGGTTAATAGTTGTATCTAGACCTAATTGAGCAGCTTTAGACATCGCAGAATTTAGAGATGCTATAGCACTATTTGCTTCAGAGCCTATTTTCTTTAGAGTAGCTATAGATGAAGTAGCAAAAGCATCGAGAGTCTTTTGTTTTAGAGCTGTTTGAGTCTTGTAAAATTCAGTAATAGATTTTTCTACTTCTTCAGCTATAGCTTGTTTTTCTTTTAGCTTTGTAGTCTCTTCTATAAAAGTCTTAGTAGCTAATTCTATTTTTGCAAAAGCATTTATCTGGGCCTGCTTAAACTCATCTTCTCCGGCTAGTTTTCTAGCTTCATCTACACTCTTTGTTAGATCGGCAAAACCCTTAAATGCTTCTACTTGAGCATTTAAGCCTTGTACTGTAGCCTCTAGGTTTGCTTTCTTAGATGGATCAGTTTCAGTAAGAAGAGCTGTCTGTGCTTCTTGAGCTTTCTTTTGAGACTCTTCTATCTTTTTATTTAATTCACTTTGAAAGTTTGCATAAGAAGTAAGTATTTTTTGTTTACCATCTATTTCTTTCTGTAGAGAGTCTATAGCTGACTGACTTCTTTGATCTCCACTCTTTGCTTGTTCATCTGCTAGTCTCTTTCTTAAATCTTCTAAATCTTTTTCAGCATTTATAACTATGTCTGAAAATGTTTGAGTAGAGCTAGAGACTACATCTTTGACAGTCTCTATAAATTTCTTACTAGCATCTACAAGCTTCTCTCCTATTGAGTTTGAGAGATCATCTACCTTTTGCCTTAAATCAAAAACTTTATCACGAAGAGTCTCGATAGATTTCTTTTCTTCTTCAGTTACTTGTGTCTGCTTTTGTTGTTTTTTTAATAGAGAGTCTTTTGCTTCAGCAAGTTTATCATTCTGCTCTGTAACTTCCTGGTATACTTTCCCGGCATTAGCCATCGTAGTTACATTAGCGCCTATGTCTTTAGATGTTTGAGTAAACGCTTCTCCTAATTTATCAGTAGAGTTTGACATCTCTTCGATAGCTTTCTTTGAGTTATCAAAAGTACCAGAAAAATCAAAGCCACTTTTTAGAGCTTCTTTAGCATCTTTAAATTGACCTGTAAGAACATCTACCATAGCCTCTGAGATACTATTGATAGCTTTTCCTACTTGCTGGAATACTCCGAGAACATCTTTACCAAAGGCCCAGGTTATCTTTGCAAATTCACCAAGACTTACACCTACTTTCAAAACCATAATACCGAAGAGCTTGAAAGTATTTATCATGAAATTTAGAAGACCTGCAATATAGACAAAAGCGACACCTAGTTTATTTGTGCCTTTTTCCATATCTCCTACTCCACCGATAGTATCACTCAAGCCATTTGCGAAAACAGAGAAAGCAGAAGTAAGACCTTTTCCTATTGCGACCTGTAAATCTTCTACAGTATCTTTTGCTCTATTCATTGAGCCTTGAAAAGAGTTACCTAGAGCTTCACCAGCCCCTTTACCATTCTCTGCCAATAACTTAGCCAATATAGCAGTCCTCTGAGCTTCATTACCGAGTTTGAATAGAGAAGCGGTACTTGCATCGATACCTACTATGTTCTGTCTAGTAAGAGTACCTAGCTCTCCTGTAGCCATAGCTCTACCTATTGCGGTAGCTGTACCTTGTGTATCTATTTCTCCACCATTAGCTTTAGAATTTGCTACAGAAATGTCTACAATTCCAGCTAAAAGTTTTTTTTGATTATCAATACTTATCTGATCTTGAGCTAGTATCTGAGCTGCTTGTCTTATACTTTTATCATCTACTGTAGTCTTCTTTTCGAGAGCTAGGATATATTCATTAAGATTATTTATTTGCTCTTTTGTAGTACCTGCTACATTCTGCTGAGCATTATTAAACTGTATTAAACTCTGCTGAGCATTTGCATAGGCTTGTACTGAAGCTTTACCAAAATCAAAAGCAAGTTTGGCTAAGAAAGCAAGACCTAAGCCTTTAGCTAGGTTTTTCATTGAGTCAGTGAAAGAGTTTGTTGTCGTTTTTGTTTTCTCCATCGAGTCTTTAAGCTTTGTAACTTCAGCTTCAGACTTTTTCAATTCAGTCTTTAAATTCTCCATATCACCAGAGATTTTATAGACTAATTCACCTACAGTTAATTTATTATTTGATGCCATAGATTATTTTTTGTTTGCAAAGGTTTTAAACATTTGCTTTCTTAATTGATTGATGGTGTCTTCGACAGGTACACTCTTATTCTTTCTATTTACTATTTTATCATAACTTCCCTCTTTAATCACGCCTGTTTGTTCAAGAGTATAGAATAGGCAGAGATGATATTCGTATAATTCATCTAGATATAATTTTCTAATATCAAAAAGAGAAAAGCCGTTCACTACTAAGAAAGTAATAAGACGGCGCATTTCTCTCAGCTCGGTGTCAGCTGATTTTATAATTTTTTTTTTGTCTCAGACTCTTCAGCCTGATCTTCTTGCATAGCAAGTAGTCTGTACTTTTGAAAGAAGCCTAACATCTCTAGTGCCTGGTTATGAGTAACATGCTTCTTTAAATACTCTTCAGTTATTTCTGGCTGAAAATGCTGAAAAATAATCTCAAGCTGTGCAAATATATTATTCCAAAATACTTTTATTTGTACTTCTTGTTTTTCTTCTTCTACAGTTTCATTCTCCAATTTTTCCTGAATTTTTTTAAGCTCTAACAACCTCTCGACCTCTTCGACGAGAAACTCATTAGGAATTTTATAGTCCTTACCATCTCCTAGTTTGATGATGGTATGTTTTCTAGTTTTATATAAGTCGAGAGTTTGCATAGAACTGTTTTTATTTAAGCATTTTGCTCATCTACCCACTCCTTGATATTTCCTTGAAAATCAACAGGGAGTATAGCGACGTCATCTTGAGCGTCACCAGCAAAGTCTACAGAGATAGGTGCGAAGTTTGTGCCATCTTCAATATCAATTCTGAACTCTTTGCCATTCTCATCAACATTGATGAGTCTCATAACCTTAAGTGTCTTTGTACCAGAGTCATTAAATGTAAGTTTCTTTGACTCATTTGGAGTATAGTCGTAATTGATAGTGATATTTTGGTTTAGAGTTGTAACAGTTACACTATCTTTTATGTAGATACCTGACTCACCTGCTTCATTGAAACCTTTAAAATAATCAGTTTCAGAAACCAAAGCTCCATTTGTAGCAGCTGTGACACTGTTTATAGTTAATGGAGTTTTATCTCCATTTTGGTGAGCTATTTTAATAAAGGTGTTATATCCCCATTCACCTGCTACTACTAGCTGTGAAGCTCCTGCTACCGGAGTAGCTGGTGTAGTTGTAAGGTTAAGAATACCACCATCAAGAACAGCCATATTATCAAAATTGATTTCGGCTAGATCGAAAGTTACTTGAACTTTCTTACCAAGAACGAATTTGTTAAGATCATCAACATTATCGAACTTAATAGCTTGGTTTTCAGCCAAAGACTTAAAGATAGGGTTTCTTAATGCCCCAACATCTACTAGAGTGTTAAAGTCATTACCTACCAAAACACGAACTGACCCTTTGCGTATTGCATCAGGATTTTGAATTGTTGTTTGTTTACTCATATATTTTTATAATAATTAAGCTAACTAATAATAATTACTACTTACTCTATGGCACTAGATTTTTGTAGTACAGACTATAGAATAGTCATACAATAATAATACCATATAGCTTTTCTTAATCAAGAAGAACTTTAAACATTTTTCTATCAAGCATTAAAAGTCTTTTTGCTTCAGACTTAGAAGCTTGAAACTTCTCGCCTACTACCATCTTTCTACCACCTAGAGTACATTCTTTTTGTACTTCTAAAGTAAGTGTACTTTGAGCTGGTGAGTGTTTGGTATTTATTTGTCTATTTGATGTAACCATATATTTATCTTATTTTAAAATAATAAGTAGCTTCTCTCTGGTATAGCTCATCATCAAAATCAAAGCCTATATCTGACTCAGATTTCCTTATAGAGAATACTACGCCGACCTTTGAGTCTTCATCGTACTGATTATTACTTTCATTAAATAGATCACTTAAGGCCTCTGCTATTTCTACAGTCTTAGCATGAGACTTGGCAAAGATATTAAATTGAACTTGAACAGACTTAGATGCTGGGTAAACATCTGTGGTAATAATTGTAGTGAAAGTAACAGCTACATTTATCATCAAACTTCTAGGCACGACATTAGGATATAAATAAAAGTCATCACTCCCTGCTGACAAAAGACTTTGCAAGGCGGTATCTTCAGTTATTTTGTTGTAGATAAATTGTTCTAACATAAAATTTTATTGTGATGCTTTTTTTGCTTCTTCACTAAAGATTTCTTTTATTCTTTGCTCTGACTGCGAGACACCTTTTCTAAACATTGCTCTCGGCGCCATGTGTCTCGTACCATACTCTACATATACAGCATAGCTTACTTCTTTATGCTGAGCAATACCTTTTTTCTTCGAAGTAGCTTTTGCTATATTCCCTATAGGGTTTGTAAATACTTCTCCTTGTCCGAAACCTGTCATCTGACTTGTAATACTTCTTTTTAAATAACCATGCTTTACCGGAGTTTCTTTTTTTATATTTAACTCCATTACCTTTATTGATTTCTCTACAGCTATATCCACAAACTCACCGACAGCTTTTTCAGTTTCGGTGAGATGACTTTTGTAATTTAGTATAGCTTTTAATTCCATAGTTAATCATGATCTATAATTCTAGCTAGTACTTCGATGTGGTGAAGACCAACAGAGTCATAGCATTTGTTTACTTTAATAACATCATAAGTATCGCCATCAAATACAATTCTATTTCCTCTCGCGATAGTAACATCTGGGTTAAAGAAAAATATATCATCATCTGTACTTGTTCTTACTTGCCCATCTACTATGCTTGTAGAAGTATTAGCATCTTTTCTACAAGGTACGAGAGTAGCAATATCACCCCATGTCTTAGTCTTCTCATAACCAGAAGTCGCCAGAGTCTTAGCCTGGATAGAACAGAAGTGTATTAGAAGTGATGTAAAGTTTGACATAGTTTTTATAATGCTATTCTTTTATAACCTGCTAGAGTAGCCTTTGCAGTTTCAAAGTCTATCTTCTGAGCTTCGTCTTTGTATGTGATAGAGTAGTTGTTTATTCTCTCTGTAGTACCTACCTTGCCTTGAGCAGACCTAGCATTATGAATACCAGCTACTAAAACAGTACAAGCGTGCTTAATATCGTCTTTGAGTACGCTACTCATTGCTTGTATACCAGTCACAGAGACATTTTCTCTGCCATGTGGGAACTTGTACCCATCTAGTGTAATTCGACTAGCATAGGGCTTATTTTTAGGATATTTAAAGTAGTCTACAGCTTCATTATCTACCTTGACCTCTGTAATATCTACACAGTCTTTAATCAAAAGAATTTCAGAGCCATCTCCATCGTATTTAAAAGTCTGAACTGTGTCATCGAAGAGAACTCTATTACAGTAGCTATCCATATATCTACTCATAGCTTGGATATAAGAGTTGTACTGATCTACCTGTCCTACAGGAATAGTTATACCTAAATAATTTTCAAGAGCTTCAATGTCAGTATAGTTTTGCTCTGCCATTCCTATTACAGACTCACCGGATAAAGTACCAGAGACTTCTATATCAAAATTTACATCATCGCCAGTATCTTCTCCGAGTATTTGAACTTCAATTTTATCTCCTGCTTCAAGAGTAGGAATATCTATACCATCTAATTCAATTTGTCTTGCTCCTGGAATAATTTGAGAGATAACATCACTAGAAGAGCCATTAAAAATAATCTGACCATCTGACTTTCTAACAACAGAGATAGCTCCATCTCCAGCATAAGAAGTTAAGATATTTGTCTTAAAGACTAAACTCTTAGGGATAAATTTCATTCCAGTAGGAACAGTATAGATTACTGTATTACCTGGAACTTCAAAACTTATATTCTCACTTGTAATTATTTTTTCTTTTGTCATATAATTTTTTTGATAAGAGAGCTGAGCTATATTAAATTCAGCTCCCCTACAAAATAATTATAGCATTATTTCTTTGCTTTGGCTTTTCCTTTAGCTTTAGTTACTACATTTTTAGGTGTAGTTTCTTTAGCTTTACTTCCTGAAGTTTCTGCTGGGGCTGTAGCTTTAACTTTAGGACCGGCAGACACTACTCTAAGGTTTGCATACTTCAAGCCATATACATTCACAAACTTGTGAGCTACTGTGGCTTTTTCTGCATTCTCCTTAGAAGTCCAGCCACTAAGACCATAAACTCCATTCTTCAAGCTTATGATCTTAGTAAACTGACGTAAATCATTTACAAGTATCTGTCCTACTGCGTAGATGCTTTCACTCATATAGCTTAGGAAGCTAATAGAGCATCGATAACATCTGATATGTCCCCTGTCCAGAAAGCCCCGTTATCATTCTGGCGAACATAAGCAGCTACTCTTCGGCGTAGTTTGACTGAAAGAATATCTTTCTTAAAGTCATCTCCGTCTGAGTTTGTCATCTCTATTTCTACACCACCCTTTGTACCGATGTGTAACTTCCTGAAGTCTCCAACAAGGAACTTACCAGCTGGGATACCAACATTTTCAATGATGCGAGCACCCTTGATAGTGTTACCATCTGCTGACTTAAATGGTGGCAAGATGTATTCTCCTGTCTCACTCTTAGTTAGATCAAGAGCATCTGCATCTTCTGGGTTAAGTAATACATAGTTAGCTATGAATTTACCTTTACCAGATGTAGCGATTTTAGTTATTGCTACACGAATAACGTCGGCAAGATTAGCAAAAGCTACTCTCTTTGTACCGACAGCAGCCGCATCAAGAACTGATGCTACTGTGAAGACACCTGAAAGATTATCACCTACTCCATTACCAGAAAGTAATTGAGAGTCTGTAACAATGTTTACATCTTCATTCAACCAGCCCTTAATAGCACTCACAAGTTGTGGAGCATCACTAAGTATTTCTACTGAGTGCTTGTTCATAACTGTGATCTTCTTAAGAACAGCTTTGAATTCTTGGAAACTCCAGTCCTTTTCAGGAATTGTTGCCAATTCAGCTGTAAGTGGAGCACCTGACTCGTTAGTTACTTCCACGTATGAAAGTGAGTCTGA